GGTCCGATGCCGTCGGGTGCTCGGCCTCGACCGGCACGCGCCGGTAGCCGTCGTCGCGGTCGAGGATCTCGGCCGTGATGAGGTTCGGCCGGTCGTGCTGGCTGACCCAGGAGATCGCGAACGAGCCCTGGATGATGTTCGACATCGACACCGTGGCGACCGGCTCCGCGGGCCGATCGACGAACACGGACAGCCGCGAGCCGCGACGGAGCGGTGCCGCGCGACCCGACGCCATGACGTTCAGGATCGTCTCCCACGCGTCCTCGTCGCGCCGGTCGAGCACGCCGTCGTACTGGAACCGCACCTCGGCCCCGATCACTTCGGCCGTCGCGTCAGCGGTCGGGCCAGCCGTCGGCGCGGTCGGGCCGGTCGGCCATGTGCACTCGATCGTGAGCACTTCGGTGCCCGCGTCATAGTCGAGCGACGTGATGACCGCCGCGTACCCGTCCGAGAGGTTGTAGGTCGTGTCCGTCGCGTCGCGCACGATCACGTACCCGCCGACTTCCCAGTGCGACGGGATGCCGTCGGTCACGTCGTCGATCTCGATGGTGAGCGTCGGCGCGGAGTACGTGAGCGTGACCGTGTTCCCGCCGCCGCGCGACTCGCGCCCGTCCTCGACGAACTCGTCGCAGTACGCGGCCCAGTCGGCCCAGAGCGCGAGGTCGATGTCCGTCAGCTTGTAGTAGTCCGCGAGTCCCCACGTGTCGTCCGTGAGCAGCGTGAGCGAGATCCACGCCGGGTTCGCGCTCCACTGGTACGTGCCGGTCGGCGCGTCCTGGCTCACGCCGTCCCACACGAACGCGAGCACGCCCTTCACGGGCACCAAGAACTCCGGCGCGCCGCCCGAGAGCTGCCCGTCCGCACGCACGCGCACCGCCATGAGCGCGCAGCCAGGGTACTCGAAGTCCTCGAACGTCGTGAGCCGCACGCGCGCCCACGTCGCGTCGTTCTCGTTGAGACCCGTGCTCTGCGCGTCGAGGCGTTGCACCTCGATGCGGTACTTGCCGCGCGTGATGGTGCCGGATGGCGTCGCCTCGACGAGGCCGAGGTCGGTCGTGCTGATCGACGCGCCGTTGACGAGGGTCAGGTCGTTCCCGTTCGCCGATTGGTCCGGTGTGTCACCCGCGACGTCCGCGTCGAACGCGTAGGACCAGATGAGGTCGGGCTCGTTGCCGAGTCCGTTGAAGCCTGCGCCGCTGTTGTACTGCTGCGCGATCTGGGACGCGGAGAGTTGCACTCCGAAGCCCTTGCACGCGTCCATGTGGCCCTTGAACGGCGCTTCGGTCGCGGTCGGAGTGTCGCCGAAGTAGAGCACCGCCGCCGAACCGTAGATCGGCGTGAACGTGATGCCGCCGTTCGTCACCACGCCGTCGTGCGAGAACCGGTAGTTGCTACCGGTTGCCGAGAAGTTGGCCCATGAGAACGTGACGAAGTGCCACGCGTTAATCCAGTTGTTCGAGTTCGCGATCGGTGCCGCGACCACGCTCGTTTGCGTGTTCGTCGTCGTTCCGTTGCCCATCACGACGCTGATACGCGCGTCGAAGTTGACGCTGCCGGTTCGCCGCAGCAGCAGCAGCATCCTCCACCCGCTGTTACTCGTGAACTGCTCCGAGATCACGTAGGTCTCGGTCGTGTTCGTCGCTGGGTACGTGCCGGTGAACTGGATCCAGCCCGCCCACGTGAACGCCATCGACGGCACGGGCAGGCTCGGATAGCCGAACACCGACGTGCACTCCGCGCGATCGTTGAGCCCGTCGAACGTGATGCGCTCGCCCGGCCCGCCGACGATGTAGCTCGCCGCGCTGTAGAACGGGTGCCGGAACTCGACCGTCAGCGGGTTCGTGACGCTCGCGCTGATCGGCGCCTCGGCCGGGATCACGATGTAGTTCCCGGTCGGTGAGCCGCCGCCGTCGAGCGCGCGGTATCGAATCTGGAACTGCGCCGTGTTCGGCCCGATACCGCCGCCCGTCGTCGTGTAGAGGCCCTGTTGGAACTCGACGATCACGCCGAACTCGTCCGCGTCGACGTCGGTCGTGTACGACTCCAGCGTGTCCCACAGCGCGATATCGGCAGCGTCCGCCGTGGGATCGAATCCGCCGGTCTTCGGCGTCAGCTCGACCGAACCGGGGCCGGGAGTGATGGACTCTTCGAGATCGAACCCGACCTCAAGAATCTGCTCCGCGTTCGCGAACCCGGGGATCGGGTCCTGGTTGACCGAGCCCATGCGGACGTAGACCTCGACTTCATCGAAGTCCTCCGCCGGTTGCCCGTTGATGAGCATGCCTTCGGGCAGGTCGCCCGCCTGGCTCGTGTACGGCCCGCCGTCGACTTCCTTGCCGCCGATCGAATGGATGCGGCCCTCGCTGAGCAGGAGCAACGTCCACAGCTCCGTGCCGAGCTGCGAGACGCGCTCGAAGCGGTTGATCACGACGCCGCCGGTCAGGTGCTCACCGAGGATGATCGGCACCGCAGCGCCGTTCGAGTCCTGGACGCTCGTGAGCCCACCGAAGCCGTAGGTGGCGGAGTCGTTCTCGTCCGGCTTCTTCGGCTTGCGGAACGCGCCGAGCAGGTACGACACGCCGAGGTTGATCGCGAACGCGGCGCCGATGTTCACGATCGCCGCGAGCACGCCGGTCAGACCGAACAGCGCCGCGATGAACCCCGGCCGCTCGATCACTTCGACGCGACACTGATCCGGGATCGGCAGCGTCCAGTCCTCGCGCGGGATCTCGATGCCGTCGCGAGTGATGCGCACGTCCTTCGACGTCGCGGCCCAGTCGGGGAGAAGCTCCGCGATCGTGATGCCGTGCCGGTGCTGCACCCATTCGCGCGTGAACGCGTCGGCGTTGAGCGGGTTGCGGCTCGTGACGAGGTGGATCATGTCGTGTGTGCCTCGCACTGAACCGGAGCGACGTAGCGCCACACGCCGACGCGATCCGCCAGCGCACGCGACAGCGGCACCGTCGTCGCACCCATGCGCGCGTCAGACGTGAACGCGACGCCGTGACCGGGCCGCGCGTTGATCACCGCCGCGACGTGGAGCCGACCTTCCGGCCGCGACACGATCACGTCGCCCGCCTTGATCGAGTCGGGCGCACACAGATCGACTTCGCGCCACAGGTGCGGCGCGGACGTGAACGCATCCGGCGCGACGTGCACGCCCATGCGCCCGAGCGCGAGCGACACGGCCGCGCAGCAGTCCATCGGCTTGCCCACCACGTCGAGAATCTTGATCACGAGCGCGGCACTCCTCGGAACCCGCCCCAGCGGTTCTCGTTCGCGTGCACTTCGCACCCGTTCGGCGTGGTGAGGCCCTTGTCGCACGTCGCGATCGCGCCCGAGTAGCCGCAGCGTTCGCCCTTGTACTTGTAGCGGCACCGCAGCGGGCTCACGCGTTGCGTGGGCAGCTTCGCGCGCCGCATGTCGACCTGCCCCAGCTCGAACGTCAGCGCGTCCTGCGTCGCCGTGCACGAGAGAATCCGGCCGCGCAGGTCGATGATGCCGACGCCCTCCGCGAGCGCGCCGAGGTCGACGAGTCGCGCGCGGACGATCTGCTCTTCCAGCCCCTCGTACGCGTCGACGAGGGCGAGCACTTGCCGGTTCTGCGCGCCGATCGCGGCGTTCCACGTCTCCTGCGTGCCCTTCGTGCTCTCGGTGAGCTGACCGATTCGCAGCGGGTACGGGTCCCACGTCAACGGTGCGCCCGCGCTGTCGGTGAGCCACTCGACCGGCTCGGAGTGCGACGTGATGCGCAGCACCGACGGCGCGACCTCATCGGGGATCGGGATCTCCAGGCACCACACGAACGGGGTGTCGGAGCGCATCGCCTCGACGGCGGCGAGCTGTGTTCCGGTGAGCGTCACGAGCGAAGCTCCTCCATGTCGAAGCGGTACACGATGGAGTCCTTGAACAGCCGGTCTTCTTCGAGTGACGCCGCGATGGCGCGCACGGTGTACGTCTGGCCCTTGATCTCGTCCGTGTACGTGAACGCGCGGCCCGGCGTCGCGTGTGCGCGCCAGAAGTCGAGGAAGTCATCCGCCGCCGCGCGCGTCATCGGGAACGTCTCGCAGCCGGTCCACATGCGCCGCGCGTTGTAGTCCGTCACGCGCGCCCAGGTGTGCCCCGACTCGGTGCGCGGCGCGAGCGTCTCCCATTCGGGCATCTGCGTCAGCGGCAGGATCAGCTTCGCGTAGTCGTTGAGCGATTCCGTCGCCGTCGGTTCGCCGTCGAGCGACACGTTCGGCAGGTCGTTGACGCCCTCCTCGACTTCGATGAGCGTGCCCTGGCTCCACTCCTGGATGCGACCCGAGTGCGTGTAGTTCTGCGAGACGAACATGATCCCCTCGCCGCCGCTCGTGATGCGATCCGACGACGAGTCGATGATGTAGTCGCCGTCCGCAGCGATGCCGGGGAAGCTCGCGACGGTCAGCGTCACGTTCGCGAACGACGTGCCG